CAAGTATCCATCGCCATGACCTGGAGGATATTCAAGTGCGTCGAAGTAGCCATCAGTACCCAACATAGCCTTTCCCACTACGGGTACTGGAGCAGGGCGCCGGTGCTCGCTTGCTTCCCGCTCTTCAGCTGTTCTAAGGGCGGTTTCGTTGATGGTTGCATTGAAGAACGCAGGGTGGGGCAAAACTGGAGGCTTGAGGCCTAGAGCGATCCAAGCGGCGGTGATTTGATGCTGGTCTTCGGCGGAGTAGGTTCCCGTCGTAAGCAAATCAGCAGGAACTGCGAGCTTTTTTGCAAGGTTCGTGGCAGCTCGGTCACCCAATGTCCGGTGTCCGTTCAGGATCTGAGAAATGTACGAAGCGTCCACATCTGCATGCGCTCCGGCAAAGTCCTTGAGTTGGTTTTCACCAATCAGGGCTTTAAGAATCGTGAGGCGTTTTTCGTAGATATTCATATAGGGAATCATCCGTGCTCCGTTAGCAAAATGTAAATTACGTTTTGCTATTGCGGATCGGATTAGCAGTTGCTAATCTTGAGTTGAATAGGGGGTTAGCAATGACGCTTCTCGAATACATAAAGATCCTAGACGACACGCAGCTCAAGAGCTTCGCCTCTCGATGTAATACCTCAGTCGGCCAATTAAAGCAGGTTGCTTATGGCAATCGTCGAGCGAACGCAGCCTTATCCATTTCGATCGATCGGCATAGCGGCAGTCGTGTGACGTGTGAGTCGCTAAGGCCGGACATTGATTGGCAATATCTGCGAATGCAGGCAACAGCTACTCGCAGAGTAGAAAACGCTGCATAGAAAAAAGGCGACCCAAGGGTCGCCCAGTTTCTCCCGACAGCATCACCACAATGCAGTCGGGTCGCGATGTCAGAAGGCGAGCACACCACATGCCGCCGACCTTCATCGCGTTTCCAAGGCTCGGAAGCCTTGGTGTTGCTGCCGTTCTTACCACAGAGCTGGCAGCTGTTGCGCCAGGGGTGAACAACGGATTATTCGCCCCGGCACGGTGCCGGTGTAGGTCTTGAGAACCTCGCCGGCTTTTGGGCCATACCAAGCCACGCGACAAATGTATCACCAACGTCTGTCGCGCGGCACTGGCAACTTTTAGGATTAATGCCATGAGCCGAATCGCTCTCAGTTCTCTGGAACGGGCGCAGCGGGAAATCCTGCCGCTCGATTTAGCGCTGTACCACGCCGCTCGCGAGTACCCGGGTGGTGCTGCTGCCATTGCTGCCACGACCGGCCGTAACCCGACCACGCTGCAGCACAAGTTGTCACCGACCCACCCGAGCCACTCCATCAATATTCAGGAGTTTGGTGAGATCCTCGAACTGACCAAGGATCGCCGCATTCTCGATGCGGTGCATGCGCTGGTCGGTGACACGATCTGGCAGGAGCTGGCCGACACCTACACCAACGACATGCCCGAGACCTTGACCACGGGGATCGCCGAATACTTCCGCCAGGTCGCTGATCTGGCCGAGACCTGGGCCAAGAGCATCGGCGACGGTGTGGTGACTGATCAGGAGCTGGCAGCGATTCGCCTGCAGGTGTTCCGGGGCATTCAAGGGCTGCTGGGTTTGTTCAACCGCGCCACCTACGTCAACCAGACGACGCGAGGTGCCGACCGTGGCTGACATCGCCGATTTCGCCAACGATCTGGTGCAGGAACGCATCGATCAGGCCATGGCGGCGCGCAGCGCTGCCAAAGCCGAAAGCGCTGCCCATTCCTTGCTGTTCTGTGAAGCGTGTGACGATCCGATTCCGGAAGCCCGTCGCCTGGCCTCACCGGGTTGCTCGCAGTGCATCAGCTGCCAATCCCTGTCTGAGCGGGGGATTCAGCATGCTCGATGAGGTATTGGGCCAATTCGCTGATTACGGTCTGGAGCCAGCGCAACCGCTGGTGTTCGGCAAACTGACCCGCTGCAAGACATCGCAAGACAAGGGCAAGGAAAAGAACGGCTGGTACGTGGTGCACGAGCAGCGCACGGAGAAGGGCGACACGCTGATCTTCGGCGCTTTCGGTGACTGGCGTTCGGGCGAGACGCAGAAGATCAAGGTCAAGGCCGGTCGCATGTCGCCGGAAGAACGCGAAGTGATGCGCGCCCGCCAGGAAGAAGCCAAGCGCCGCGCCGCCGAAATCGCGAACAACGCTGCGCGGCGGGCCGCGAAAAGGGCGCAGGGGTTGTTCGAGCGCATGCCGACCACCGGCCGCAGCGAATACCTGGACCGCAAGCAGATCGTTGGTATCAATGTCCGATACGCGCCACGAACTGGTGCGGTACTGGTCCCAATGAAGAATGCCCGTGATCAGATCATGGGCCTGCAGGTGATCTTCCCGAGCAAGCAGGAAGACACCGGCCGCGATAAATCCTACTGGCCTTACGGGATGGCGAAGGAGGGTACTTTTCACCTGCTCGGTCCGCACCCGGTACCGGGCGAACCGGTGCTGGTTTGTGAGGGTTACGCCACCGGCGCCAGCCTGCACATGGCGACCTCGCTCGCTGTGGCCGTGGCCTTCGATGCGGGTAACTTGCTGGCCGTGTGTAAGGTCATGCGTGAACGCTTCGCCGGTTGCCCGCTGATCATCTGCCGCGATGACGACTGGAAGACCGCCAAGCCTAATGGCGATGCGTGGAATCCGGGCGAAGAAAAGGCGAGCAACGCCGCGTTGATTGTCGGTGCCCAAGTCGTTGCGCCGATCTTCTCTGTCGAGCGTCACGACAAGTGGACCGACTTCAACGACCTGCACGTCGCTGAAGGCCTCGACGCGGTTCGCCGTCAGGTGCTGGCCGTGGTCCGCCCGCCGGCCGCCGGTGGCTGGAAAGATCAACTGGCCCGCAGTGAAAGCGGCGCCTTGATCGCGCACATGCAGAACGTCGAACTGATCCTCGCTCACGACGAGCGCTGGGCCGGGGTGATCAGCTACTGCGCTTTCAGCTCGAAGATCGTCAAGCTGCGTGCGGCGCCTTATGGCGGTGGCACCGGGGAGTGGGCCGACATCGACGACGTGCGCGTCATGAAGTGGCTCGCACAGCAGTACAACCTGCGCGTGAAGTCGTCGCACGTGATCGAGGCCGTCAGCGTCGTGGCCCACGACCACGCGTTTCACCCGGTGCGCGAGTACCTGAAAAAGCTGGAATGGGATCGTGTGCCGCGCCTGGAGCGGTGGCTGACCGATGTCATGGGCGTAAAGACAACGGACTACACGTCCAAGGTCGGCAAGCGCTGGATGATCTCGGCCGTGGCGCGGGTGATGAAGCCCGGCTGCAAGGCGGACTCGGTGATGATCCTCGAAGGTGTACAAGGCGCCGGTAAGTCGACTGCCATGAGCGTGCTCGGCGGCGAGTGGTTCATGGATACGCCGTTTGCCCTCGGTGACAAGGACGGCTTTCAGGCGATTCGTGGGAAGTGGATTGTCGAGCTCGGCGAGCTGGACAGCTTCAACAAGGCCGAGAGCACCAAGGCCAAGCAGTTCTTCTCGGCGTCGACCGACACCTACCGCGAAAGCTATGGCCGCAGAACGTTGGACGTGCCACGCCAGTGTGTTTTCGTCGGTACCACCAACCAGGACGAGTACCTCAAGGACGCCACCGGCAACCGTCGCTATTGGCCGGTGGCCTGTACCAAGGTCGATGTGGCGTTGCTGCGCGAGATCCGCGACCAGCTGTGGGCCGAAGCGATGTTCTGTTTTGAGGCCGGTGATCTCTGGTGGGTAACGCGAGAGGAAGCGCCGATGTTCAGCGAGGAACAGGACGAACGCTTTGTGGTGGACGAATGGGAAACGCCCATCCTGACCTGGCTCGAAGAGTCGCAGATCGGCGAGACCACCACCGGCAGTGAGGTGATGAGCCAGGCGCTCAAGCTCGATCCCGGTCATTGGGGCAAACCCGAGCAGATGCGCGTTGGTGCGATTCTGCATCGACTGGGCTGGCGACGGTTCCGTTTGGGCGCTTTAAGCAAGAGCGGCCAGCGGCCTTGGGCCTACAAGAAACCGGAGGGATGGGGCAGGGCGCCTGCGCTGGAACAACCGGAGTTTGAGGAGCCGTGCTTCGATGATTAAAGCGATCGATATGGCTCTCAAACAATGGGCGCAGGAGCTGCACAGCGACGAGGTGGCCGCCGGTTACTCGGGCGGCAACATGGTCGCCATGATGATGGAGAGCGGTGGCCAGCTCGTGCGCGGTAGGCGTGGGAGCAGGGTGCCGCTGGAAGCCTCACTGGACATCGAGCGGATCGTCAAGAAACGCCTCGATCCCGAGTTGATGACGGTGGTCAAGGTGCATTACTTCCAGCCTGATGCACCCTTGACTGAGCGTCTGGCCGAGAGTGGCTGCACACGCAATCTTTACTACCAGCGCCTGCATGACGCTCACATCGTGGTCGAGCACTTCCTGCTGGGGGAAGCGGCTTGATCGTGGGCATTACTCTGGCTCACGCCGTCCCACTGGCCTGCCTCCGTCCCACTGCTTTTTGCGGTGGTGGGACGGGCGCAGGCCCCGTCGTTGTTGGGCTGTCCCACCGTCCCACCTTTTTCATACCTCCCGCCCGTGTATGCGTAGCGGGCATCAATGCGCGTGTTCACGCGCACGCGTGTTTTTAAATATTCTTTCTATACACGAGAAAAGAGAGATAAAAGTAGGACGGTGGGGCAAAGCCCCGATCTACTGGGCTTTCAGACGTCCCACCTTGTTTTGAGAAGGTGGGACGCATGGGACGCCAGAAAAGTAAAAGACAGCCGGGAAAGATATTCACCGACATTCGCCAGCCGTTCACCGGACGTAAGCTACACATTCACCGGATGGCATTAAAACGGTCTTGCTGCCACCAGAATCGACCTGTAAAAAGGGGCCATCTTCGATGGGTGCGACCGCAAAGCGCGGCAGGCCACCCACCACCTGACCCGGCCAATGCGCCGGGTCTTTTTGTTTAAGGGGCAGGGCAATGACGAACGAGCAACAGGCACTGGCAGAGATGCCGATCTGGTTGGTGATTGCCCTGTCATTGGTGGGCGGCGTGTCCGGCGAGATGTGGCGCGCTGACAAGGATGGGGCGCGAGGCTGGGCATTGTTGCGCCGCCTCGCACTTCGCTCCGGCGCCTGCATCGTGTGCGGCGTGTCAGCGATGATGTTGCTGTTCGGCGCGGGCTTGTCGATCTGGACGGCGGGCGCCCTGGGATGCCTGACCGCGATGGCCGGTGCGGATGTCGCCATCGGCTTGTACGAGCGCTGGGTGGCCAAGCGCCTGGACCTGAGCGTGGCCGAGCCGAAGGTATGAGTCGGGCAGGCCGGGCAGGGCGCCGATTTTTACGGGTCCTCCCTGAGGGCCGCCCCCTACACGGGTTATCGAACTCGCGGAATCTCTCTAGCTGAAACCTTCGCAGGGATGTCCGTCTTTCCAAAGGGGTGGGGGCAGGACATGGCACTCGGATGCCGGCTCGACCGACCGGACCGGGCAGAAACCCGCCGGGGACCCTGGGGATTTCCAAAGGACACGGGGTCGGAAACCCGCGGGATCGTGTTAGTGGGAGACCCGCCAGCTTACTGAAATTTCAATCCACTGAAATCTTGAAAGGATTCATTGAAAAGCCGCTGAAAAGGAGGGCTTATGAG